CTGGGTTCTGGCTTGAGAACTCTTTACGAAAGTCAGCGATGAAGGTCTGAATGTCTTTGTTAGTGCCAGACATAATCAACTCGAATGCTTCTTTAAAACGATCCCGGCAAATCTGAGGAGTTGAGGACTTGATAGCTTCAATCCCCATAATCTTCATCTTGGGTTCGGCATACTGGACGCCTTCGTTGTTATGAACGTTCAAAATGTAACGCTTCTTAGCAGTCCACACACCACGATCAGCAATCGCTTCTCGACCCATGACCATACGATTTTCATAGCCACCCATCTGCTTGTAGAGATTGTCAAACGATTTTGTAATCACGGGTTCAATCGCTTGAGAGCAGACCTTATCAAGATATTTTACAGTGTCTTCTTTACTCTTATTCGGATAAGACTTATCCACCAAATCTTTCATATCTAGATAGACAGAATCAGTGTCAATGGCAATCACATAATCTTTATCTGTTTTCAAAACATTATTGAGATATTGATTGATAGACTTCTCAGCGCTTAGAACAGATAGCTGTCCAGAGAGTGTGATACCTTCAGCAATCCGCATATCAAAGTAGCGGAAGTATTGATTACCCAACGCACCATAAAGTGAGTTCAGTAGAATCTTAATCGCCATCTGCTGGTTCTCATAGCGATTGATATCTCGTTCAACCTCATACGACTTACCAGACTTCTCAAGTTTCTTCTGTGCTTCAATCATCTTGTTCTTTACGTTGACACGCTCAGAGTAGTATGCTGTAACGATAGAAGGTAGAACACCACGACGGTCTGTACGAAAGTATGTGCCATTAGCAGCCATAGCATAGTCAGTATCATTTACGACTTCACCAGACAGACATTTGCTGACAGAAGCATTTAAGTTTCTATCATCTTCAACGATTGTCTCAGGCGACATATTGTATTGAACAATGAGATTAGGATATAGAGAGTTCAAGTCAAATGAGCATACCCAATCGTGCATACCCACTTGTGGGTCTTTCACATAGCCACCAGGATAGTCACTCTTCATCTTCTGAACATTGGGTAGAATAGCAATCTTCTTCTGACAGAGATTGCGATAGATGATTGTGTCCCAGATGCCAGTTGTGCCGAACGTATCATTGTAGTTGACGCCAGCTTTGTAAGCAATCGTCATCGCAAGTACGATTAGACCCATCTTGTCTTCAAGGCGATCTACGAGTTGAACGTCTTTGATATTGTAGTCGATGAACTTCTGATGGTCTTCTTTGTAGAGCGTGTATAGATTACCAAACTCTTCATATGACAACTTACGCTCACCAAGTACAACATAAGCAATGTGGTCTAGTCGATAGGATGCTTGAGCGCCATATGAATATCCAAACTTCTGAAACAAATCCAGATAGTCTAGCTGAGAAATACCAGTCATCTCATAGGTATTCATCTCTTTCATCTTGTAGCGAACAGACTTCTGCTCAACCATCTCCCACGGAGACATTTTCTTTGTCAGCTTTTCGCCAATCACACGATGCATACGATTGATGATGTATGGTACGTCGAAGAAGCGAACGTTCCAACCAGTGACAACATCTGGCTTCAGCTTAGACCAGAACAGCAGAAACTTCTCAAGCAGTTCTTTCTCATCACGGCAGTGCATATACTGGACGTTAGAGACAATCGACTTCGAAGTATCATACTCACCAAGACCCCAAACATAGTAGTTCTCGTCTTTGTTAGACTTGAGAGCAATAGAGATTACTGGATGATTTGCTTGGTCTGGCTCTGGAAAGCCCTCATCAGATGCAACCTCAATATCAATATTCACAATGTTGACAAGGTTCGGATCAAACTCGACTTCATCAGGCCAGCGTTCTTGAATGAACTGACTGATATATTTTGTGTTGCCATAGACGTTGAAGCCGTTGACACCAGCGTACATCTCCATGAACTGCTTTGCTTCACGCATAGAGTCGAACTTCATGGGTTCTACACTGACGCCATCAAGGGCTTTCCAGTCGGTCTCGTTCTGAGATTGAGCATAGAGTGTGGGTTGAAACTTAATCTTCTGCTGAATGGGCGACCCATTACGATACCCACGATATAGAAGGTTCTGACCGTAACGAGAAACGTTTGTATAGAAGTTCATGCTTATCTCCAAAGTGAATAGACAGTATATCTCATATTCAGAGGGATGTCAAGCACTTTCTCATCATTTTCTTTTTTTTAAAATATCAACAAGGAGTTATCCAAAAAATTTCAATCAAATTGAAGTTAATGGTAAAATTCCTTGTTGATATTATTATTGTTCGATTAAGCAGTTGGTGGTAAAATTTCAATCAAATTGAAGTTGCTTCAAAAATTGCTTAACCGAAAAACCCTTCTAAATTTGCTTTGGGTGTATCTAAGTAATCACGCATTGCTTTTACGGTCTGTTCCCAAGCAATTCGGCAAGTAGTCATGATAAAAGTTTTAAATTCTTCATGTTCAAAATTTGACATATCCATCTTCTCAATGCCATAAACTTGTTTAAAATGACTCTTAACGAAATTTTTTGTGCCATGATGATAAAACTTTGGGCGAACAAATCCTGGCTTACTATGAAAACCAGAAGATACCATTCCAAACTGTTTGATCATTTTAAAGCCAACCGGATTGTTTGTTAATTGATTTAGATATCTTTCTCCATCTGGATTAATCAATAACATCATACAAGTAACATATTGTGCATCTTTATTTGGTTGATTCCATCGGTTCTTATTATTCTTTTTAATACTAAGAATATCTAACAATGAAATTTCAACATCCTGTCCATTAAAATTACCATATGCTACTCCATTAACAATCTTACCACGATTAGAATTTGAATTAGAATTGTGATTACTCAATCGATTGGCAACAGCATCAATACAATCATACTCAAAGGCTATTTTGCCGGGTACTGTCTGTTTATATTTAAGATATCCTGCTGAAACTATACGAGAAGAATTTTTTAAGTCTTGCTTATATAGGTTTCCTGCTGTGAGTGGTGTTAGATTTTCTGTATCAATTTTTTCATTTGGGTCATTAAACTCAACATTTTTTGGACGTAATGCTACATCCCAAATATGCGGATTCTCAGTTATTGCCTTTGCCCAGATGCGAAGGTCTACTACATCACTCTTTTCTACGTCTGGAGAATATAGCTGTCTCAATTTAAACAATGATCTTTCGGGTAAGAATCGCAGTTCAACACCACGTTCTTCGCATAATGAAAACCATCCTGCAATTTGAGTCTTATCTTTCCACGGTTGAGCCTTTGACCACTTAGAATATCTTGCACCATGTGCGGCTTCAATTGCTAGGCTTCCCGGTTCTTTCATCCATGTAAGAGTTCTAAATTCGTCGAATGAAATATTATCAATAATTTGATCTTTCAGCCTATCATAGACGTGAAATTTCTTGTTACCATAATCTGCAATATATCTTGGTGTCATTATAAATTCCTTTCAAGGAGTTAATAAAATAATAAAATACAGTAAGGAGTTAGCGCTAAAATTCCAATCAAATTGGAGTTACTATGAAAATTCCTTACTGTATTAGCATTATTTGATTAAGCAGTTGGTGTGAAAATTTCAATCAAATTGAAGTTGCACAGAAAATTGCTTAATCAAATCTCTTAAAATCACCTTATCTCTAAAGTGAATATACATTATATCTCATATTCAGAGGGATGTCAAGCCTTTCTTCCATAAAACTTCGTCTCTCCATTATATTTTTCGTCAAACAGATACCAACAGCAGTTGTCTTTACCTGTTGACTTACTGTCTTCAATCCACTTGACTCTACCTACGCTCACAATCTTATGTAGTCTGTCCATAAAGGGCGCAGACTGCTTTGTGTGCATCCAGTCAGCATCAAATAGCAACCATGTCGGTGCCATATTAGATAGATGCTCTATCAACGGGTGAAGTATCGTTCGATTCCAAGGTGGGTTCGTTATGATAAAATCTGTGTTGGGAGGAACAATAAAGTCAAAGGCATCCATCTGTTCAACACCACTATCTTGTGGTTCAATGTCAGATAGCATTGTTGGAAGAGCCTCAGACTCTGATAGATAATCCAAATGAAGTGCCAGTCTTGCATCGCCAGCACAGGGTTCTGCGAAGGTAAAACTCTTCGGAAGATGTGGTATTAATGGCATAACAGCACCAAGTGGAGTAGGGTAGAAATCTCTCTCTACCCTCTCAAAAGAACTTCTCTTACCCATTATGCTGCAATCCTAGAGAAGTTCTTTACCTTCTCAAAACGAAGAGTGCTATCGAACTTGTCAATCAACTGGTCAGTCTTGTGGCTGATAACGAACACATTTGAGTCGCCTGTGATATCAGTCAAAATCTTCATAAACTCTTCTGTGCCATTAGCGTCAAGAGAGCCATCAAACACCTCATCCATAATCAACAGATTGGTTGAGACAGAGTTTCGTAGCTTTGAGATTGCTCGCCATGTGAACAGCAGAGCCAAATCAATACGCATCTTCTCGCCTTCAGAGAACGATTCATACGAGAACTCATCACGAAAGCGTGAGCGAATGGTCTCATTGAACTGCTCGTCAAGTTCAAACTGAACGAAGAAGTCCATCTCAGCAAGATACTTGTTGATTAGCTTGTTGATGATAGGCACATATTGACGAATGATTTGTGTCTTGATGCCACCATCTTTGAGTAGGTTAGCAACGACACCCATCGTCTCACGATCAACAGTCAAATCACGATGGTCATTATTGAAGCCTTCAAGTTCAGTATGCAGCGTCTCAATCGTGCTGGTATCAATGGACTCTGCTTCTTTTTGAGCATCTGTCAACTCACTCTTTAGTGAAATAATATTACGCTCATTAGAAGCATAGGTAGCGTTCTTAGCACTCATATCAAAACCATGTTGATTGATACGATTATGAACCTCACCAATCTCAGTCTTACGGGTCTCTACAGAATCAAGCTCTTTCACCATTTTCTGTAGACCACTATCAATATCAGAAATTTTAGTGTGTCTTTGACCCATAATGGTTTCTTTATGGTCATGAGCAATACCTTGCTTACAGATAGGGCATTCATCATTGTCTTCGTAGAATTTCAGTTCTTTTGTAATCTCTTTGATCTTAGAACGAAGGTTCTTATCAAGACGAACGAGTTCCATATACTTCTTGTTGACAGCCTTCTCATCACCGATAGACTTCTTCAGTTCACCAATTGCAATCTCCATCTCTTTTACATCGTCAAGAAGAACATTATTGTCTTCGGTCAACTCTTGAATACGAGATTGAGTCTTCTCAGCATCAGCCCGTTTCATTTTCAAAATAGAATCATTGTGTTTGTTAGCAGAAGCAATACGGTCTGTAGTCAGATCAATCTGATATTTGATATTCTGTAAGTCAGTCTTGTTTTGTGTGATACGTTCCTTGAGCAGCACATTCATCTTGGTAAAGATTTGAATGTCGAGAAGGTCTTCGATAATCTCTCGACGATGTGCTGCTGGTAGCTGCATAAAAGGAACAAAAGTGCTGCTACCAAGAACAACAATCTGACCAAACGATTTGAAGTTCAGCTTCAGAATGTTCTGCTCAAGGTGACTCTGATAATCTCTATTAGCACCATCTTGATTGAGAAGCGTGCTATTCTTATAGACTTCAAAGATGTTGGGTTTGATACCACGACGAATCGTATATTCGTCACGCCCAATGTTGAAGTCTAGCACAACAAGCAAATCTTTTTGATTGATGCTGTTAAGTAGCTGTGGCTTGTTTACCTTGCGAAAGGGCTTACCGTAGAGAGCAAATGAAAGAGCATCTAGAATTGTAGATTTGCCAGCACCATTCTCACCAACAATCAAAGTAGTCCTCTGGTCGTTAAGTGAGATTGTAGTGAAAGCGTTGCCCGTAGATAGAATGTTTTGATATTTTATAGTCTTAAACTCAATCACAGATTCATTGCCTCCTGATACAACGATTTCACAGTATTATCAACCTTGTCTTTGTGATTACGAATCTCTAAACTATCAACATACTTGTGCAGAATAGTAAGAGTGTCTTCAGCCTCGTCAATCAGGTTGTCTTCATCAACAATATCAAGATTCATATGATCTTCGACAGTCTTGATATCAGCACATCCCATATCGATTAGCTTGTTCATCCATAAATCAAACAAATAAGGATTAGACTTATTCTTTACTATAACCTTCACATAGCTATTTGTCAACTCTTTTTCAAACGTTAAGTCTGTAATGTCATTGACAGACATAGTTGTATCATCATACCACAGCTTATGAAAGATGTGGCAAGGATTTGCAATGAACTCTAACTCTCGTGTTTCAGTGTCTAGGATATGAAACCCACGAGGGTCGTTGTAGTCGCTCCAAGTCATTTGATATGGAGAGCCTAGATACGAGATATTACTGTGGGTAGACTTATGATGAAAATGACCAGACAGTACCATATCAAACTTACCAAAAATATCTTTACTAAGTCCGTGGTGGTTAATTGCACCTCGATACATTTCAAATCCTTGTATCTCAAAGTGTCCCATAAGAATCTGAGCATCAGTCTCTTCAATCGCTTTCATTGTTACATCATAGTTCTCATCACAAATCCAAGGCACAAGAAGCACCTTCAACCCATCATAGTTCTTCTCTACAGGCTTCTCCCAGTAGCAATTGAAGTTATAGAACGAATGCCCATACAACTGCCGCATACTGTTAATCTCATTGGTGTTCTTATAGAAACAGTCATGATTGCCAATAATCATATCAGTGTTGATACCACGATTATGAATTGGTTTGATTAGATGCTCTTCTAACTGGGAACTAGTGACGAAATTAATATACTTTCGACGATCACACACATCGCCAAGATGAATAATATGATCAATCCCCATAGTATCAATGTACGGAAAGAACTGCTCATCAAAAAAATTATTAATATGGTCAGCAATAATGCGGTTATCATTACGAACTCCAAAATGTGTATCAGTTACGATAGCAATTTTCATTCTTCTTCCTCATCTTCGTCATCATAAAACAATTCAATACCGCTCTTTTTCTTTACTTTGGGCACCTTCTTCTTCTCTAGATTCTTCTCATATTCAGTTACAAAGTCATTCATATAATCAGTAGCATATGAACTCTGACTGTTAGACAAGTCTGTACCAGAAGCATCGTCATACAATTCACCCATCACTGCCATAGACGTATACATCTTCTGCTTTGTATACAGCAGTGTCTTCTCCTTTGTGATCCTACGAAGGAACGCATAGTAGATGATTTGAGTGAAATATGCAAAGGGATTTGCTGACTTTGCTGGGTCAAAGTTATTGAGCGCTCTAATAGCATTCTCAATTCCATCAGCAACCATCTCTTCACGAAATGGATAGTTGATGAAGTTGGGTTTGTATGAAAGTCTCGTTGAGATATCCATCATACAGCGCCCAATATAGTCAGGAATGACTGGGCGTTCTTCTCCAGATTCTTCAGCATCGATACGAGATTGGCGATACTTCACCATCTCTTCGAAGAACTTCTTGTTGTCGATATACTGATTCTTGCTTTTAGCCATTTTTTGTGTCCATTTAAATTCAATCTATAAACATAATATATACGAAAACGATACGAATGTCAACCTAAAATAGATAATAAAAATGTCAAAAAAGTATTTACTTTTCTTTCAAATGCTGTATAATAGCTTTATGCTCAATTGAAACATTAGATTAGTTATAATCTGTTCTGTTAGGTGGAACAGTATGAATGAAGAAATCATCCACTAATGAATCTGCTTCTTTCACACTTTCGTGGTAAGACTCAAGAGCGTCAGCATTTACTTTCTTTGCTTCGTACATATATGTATGATAGTAGTATTCAGCAAGTTCATTCGCCTTACCCAAATCTGAAAGGATATTTGACTTGGGTAGATATGTAACGTTGTCTTCAGTCAGACTCATCCAATGCTTTAGAAGAATACCACTGGTTGGGTTGAAAAGAACTGTGCAGGGGTCTTCAACGATGTACCCTGTTTCGTTCTCATCTCTAACCCAAGCAAAGATATCTTCACCACTTATTAACTTGAAAACGTGTAGCATGGCTATCCCTTTATATCTACGTTATATAGCTTTAAATTGAAACCCTCTTTTGAATATGTATCTACTCTCTCCATGAAGTGTTTCAGCGCAAAGTTTCTTTTCTTTTTATGTGAGAGGTCATCTACAATATCGTATAGGGTGGCTTTCTCTTTGCTCTCATGCGTTCTAAGTCCTCTGCCGATAGATTGAAGATTACGAATCCTAGACTTTGAAGGAGACGCAAAAACAATATTATGAAGATTGCGTATATTGATACCAGTAGAATAAGTACCATAACTGGCAAGGATAATAGCATCGCTAGAGTTTTCAACAAGCCTTCTAATATTTTCTCTCTCATTCGAATCTACCCCTCCGTATACGAAATGTACTTCTCTATCATCTGACTGAAGCAGTGGGTGTAATAGCTTACCATGCTTCTCAACGAACTGAAAGAGTATCAAAGTATTACCCTTGAGACTCCAAGCAAGATTGCGAATGAACTTGTTTCTCGCTTCATTTCTAACGATAAAATCAATCTCTTCTTGGTATGTCTTGTTACGCATTAACTTTCGTGTAGCTTCAGGATACTCTAACACAACACCCTTAATCTCTAAGTTGGCTAGAATGTCTTTCTCCATCAACTCTGATGTGCTTACGACTCGTTTGACGGTACCAAACAGACCTTCTAATACTAGCTTATGTGTCTGTGATCCATCAAGCGTACCAGTAAATCCATAGCGATATCTGCAATCGTCCATTTTAGAAAGAATATTAGTGAGAGACTTTGCTTTGAACAGATGTGCTTCATCACCGACGACAACATCAAATGGTTTGAACCACGGCTTCTTTAGTTTGTATATTGACTGCCAAGTTGTAATCACTACACTACTATCTATATCTTTCTCAGCACCAGCCATAATCTTATGAATGTCCATTGATTTGCCGTTGTTATATTCAACGAAATCTGACGCCATCTGATGGACAAGAGATGTTGTCGGTACGACGATTAGCACTCTTTCGTTTCGTGCTAGGTGCCATCGTGTAAGCAAATAGATGATGAACGACTTGCCACTACCTGTAGGCGATAGTAGAAGTTTACGCTCTGAGTTGAGACACTCTACAAAAGCATCATTCTGATAGTCACGAAGTTCATATGGTGCTTTGAGTAGTTTTGATAAAGCGTAACCAGACTCTTTACCATATTTACCTAATGGTTTGAAGTCATCTGATACAATACACTTATAGCTTCTATCGTTACAAAATGATATGACATAAGGCAGCAAACCAGCATAGAGTAAACGAGTCATGTTATTGAGCAGACGTATCTTGCCGTCCCAAAACTTTGCTTTGTATTGAGGGCTGAACTTAGCACCTGGAACATCAAACGTGAAATAATCACTGAGTTCCATGATGATAGATGCTTCAGCATCAATACGAAGGAAGACCTCGTTTACTTTTTCTATTCTGACTATATCTACCAAAATCCTAAGACCCTACCATTACCTATTATAATAAAGAAACAGGTGGTAAGGTGAGTTAGAATCCAGAATGTTCTTATAAGAGCAACCCGATTGTCATAAGGCTCAGTCTTATCATCACTGAATGACCCTATAGCATACTTCCATACTTGCCACACTACATAGCACCCGTTCGGAACCGTTCAAAATCAATCATAGACTTGACGAGAAATCCACGATTATTTATACTCTTGATTATGTTCTCTAACAGGTCAACTTTCTCAGCAGCCTCACCAATTTTTAACTTCATTTTGATGATAAGAGAATCTCCATTAAGAACGTCTTTAGCATAACCTTTAGGAATACGTTTGAGATTTGGTTCCCAACCCAGTTCTTTCAGGTCTTCTTCAGCCATTGAGCCGTCATACCATTCTGTTCTGAGAACATTAAGACGCTTCAAATCTGCTTCTAACTTACGCTGCACACTATGCTCATATGTATAATATCGATAATATTTGGCGTGGAGTTTTGGAATTTTTCTTGCTTCGTTTGTCAGATTCGCTGGGTCCATATCAGTGTCTTGTTCCCACTCAACATGAATGTCATCGATGTTCATAGTCTAGCAGCCTTCCGATAAAAAATGACTAGTATCAACTCTGTCTCTGAGTTCTGACGATGAGAACCTATGCTTGCGTTTATTGTAGTATAGTTCAATACCATTGGTTTCGCAGAACGATTTACCAGTGAACTGCCTATCTCTATACTCTTCTCCCAAGATACGAACGTTGATAGGATATGACTGAAGAATGTCTTCTAAGTCGTGTTCCCATTCGTATGGAATTATCTCATCAACATATTGCACTGCGGATAGTTGTGTATATCTTTCTACAATGCTTTGCAGTGGTTTGTTCTTGCCTGCTCTGTCATTCGATGGATCAATCTGTAGACCACAGATAAGATAATCACAAGTGCTTGCTGCTTCTCTCAGCATCATAATATGACCAGAATGTAGCAGGTCAAATGTACTACAGGTAAAACCAATTCTCATATTGTAAAATCTCCAATGTGTGTTGCCAACCATTTACTTGATGTATATATCCCATCTGATTGTCTTCAATCGCTTTTGCTAGTGGGTAGTCGTTACCACCCTTATATGTAGTATCGCCAAAGAATACGAGTTTGTCTGTAGAAGCGTCAAAATCTTTTAGTATCTGAGATTTATCATTGCCCTTCTCAACAATATCTATACCAATCTGGCCAGCAACTTCAAATTGATATTCTGGGAACTGCTCAGATAATTCTTCAGCAATCTTATCACGCTCTTTCGACATAAGGTCGAACCTAGCATAATCTAATCTCTCGCTCATCGTAGCGTTCCTACCAACTGTAGAGAAGTTGATAAGCCCCATACGATGCTCAATATGATTGCCTGTTTTGGTTGGATATTCGCTCTGAGAACATTTCTCTCTAAGAGCCTTTAGAAGTTCGATTGATGCTGAAATCTTGTTCTGATGAACAATTCTATCACGCTCCCATACTTCATTACCAGAGCAGTTGTATACTCTCTTAGCAGCAAAATATAAAGGAATACCGATCTGTTCGATTGTCTTAACTCTATCTGAGCCAGTGACTAGATAGACGTTATTTTCGTTACAGAAGTTAAAGAACCATTTTTCAAACTCAGGGTCAATCAAACTTCTACTTGGTGTTAATGTACCATCAACGTCAAACACATAATGTAAAGTCATCGATCTTTCCTATCTCCTTCAAATACACATATAAAATACAACGGTTCGTCTGTGGAGTTAGTTACTCTATGAAACACACCATCGCCAATTGCAATCACATCACCTGCTTTCACAGGAAACTGATGCTCATCTAAGTACATAAAACCACTGCCTTGGATGAAGATGTATACCTCTTCTTGCCCCTCATGCTCATGCCCACGAGTTGTTTGTTTTGGATGAAGCAACGTGCTAGATACAACGCTTCTTTTCAAGTGTGAATTATCAGTTAGAATATAAGTATCGTTATCCTTAATTGTTTTTCCATTCAAAATAAAATCAGTAGCAATCTTCATATTAAACTCCATTTAGTTCAGTAAGTATTATATATCAAACAGTCTTGATTGTAAACCTTTTATATCTGAAATTTGCAGTGGCTTCAGAATAATTAATGTCTGATGCTCTTACGTCTAACTGAATATCAGAGATTGATGTTGGCATTAGGTCTTCAAACGTTACTTCTACATTGACATTCTTTGTAGAGTTCAGAACTGTGAGCGTGGCGTCTGAGAAGATACCAGAGTTATCACCTAAATTTCTAGTAACAAGATTTTTATGCTCATCAAAGTTATCGGGGAATGTGATTCCGATTAACCAGTTGTGTATTTCAAGATAGTTCTTCATATCTTCATCTACACGAAACGTCAATGCAAAATCCCCATACTCTATCTTATCTGCACTGAAGGAGAGATTAGAGAATGGCGTGCCTACAGTGACGAACCCAGCAGTGAGCGAAGGTATTGTAGCTGCTTGCACATAGTATTCGATGTTAGGCGCTCTCTGTAGAGCGAACCTAAACCCTATAGGGGAGAGAAAGTTTTGAGCCATATTTATTCCATATTTTTTTAAAAAAATTAAAAAAAGTGCTTGACATTTGGTGAGAAAGTGCTTATATTATATTTATACGATAGAGAAAGAGAGAGACATGAAAACCGCTGTTAAAATCATCGTTACGAAGAAAACACTCTTTGCGCTGCCTAACATGCTCATTGCTGCTATGGTTCTTGTTATGATGTTTTTAGGAGGAATATGTAATGGGATACAAGTTGAAACTCACTCGTGACACAGACTTGTATGTGCTGACCATTGTTGATAGCAAGTCTGGCTATCGTACAGAAGTTCGTGGCAAAAGCAACTACGAGACTGACGGTTACGATAGCGACGATGCCCTACACAAACTACTAGATGTGATTGGTAAGAGCGCAAACATTAGTGAGTTGATGAACAGCGTCTGCGTATCAATCAATAATCAAAACTCACTGGCTGCTGTTGCAAACAAAGCACTCAACAAAGCGTTTAAACAATAAAAAAGGGAGAGCCGAAGCTCTCCCTTTTCGTCGTTTGGTAGGTTAACCCTACTCTTATCTTACATGATGTTAGAAACAGCCACTCTGCGATAGTAGATGTTCTGGTTAGCAGAAGAAGGACTCGTGTTGTCAATAACACCGTCACCAGCCGAAGTAGCGAACGGATTTGCGACCATGCCGTAGCGAGTCTTAAAGCCGATCTTAGGCTGGAAGCTATTTTCGCCAACCGCACGAACCATCTGCAATGGAACGTATGGGCAGTAGAAGATACCAGCATCGAATGCGCTAGAACCCTTATAGCCAACGATCATGTAGTTAGCGCCTGCATATGGGTCGATATAGACCTTCATGCGACCGTTTAGAACACCAGCAAATGTGTTGCCTGTGTCATCAACGTTTAGCTTGTTAGCAAGAGCAGGAGCGTAATCTAGAACACCTGCCATCTGAAGAGCAGAAGCAACATCAGAAGAGCAAATTAGAACATTGCCCTTACCACGACGGGTCTGCTTGGCAATCTCATTGGCTTCACGCTCAATCTGGAACATGAGACCTTTGAACTTCTCGACGCTCCAACGACCATTAGAGTCAACGTCTAGGTCGAAAGTACCAGCGGATGCTGTGTCGCTCTGTGCGCCAGCTTTAGCTGTGTGATAGATTGTACGAATAACTTCACGATTGATTTCTGCAAGAATTTCGGCAGAAAGAATGTTAGCAAGCTCTGTCTCAGCGTCAAGACCGTGGATAGCCTTTAGGTCTTGTGCTAGTTCAGTTGTGTACTCTGCTTTGAGCGCACGAGACTTGGCTGTAACAGTAACCTTGTCGATTGTGAAACCCATTTCTTCGTAAGCAGTATTGGCTTCCATATTAGCTGTAGTTACGCCAGTACCCGTTGTTTCGGAACCAGCACCGAGAGCATTAGCGTGTGTGCCTGTACCAGAGAAGTCGGTATCAGCTTCGTTGANCAGCGCTTCTTGCGTTGTGTCAAGAAGGTTAGCTGTGTTAGCGAAGCGAGACTTCATAGCGAAGATGAGACCAGAAGGACCAGTCATTGGCTGAACGCCGCAGATATCATAAGCCATCAGGTTTGGCATAGAGCGCCGAACGAGAGAGATAAGAACGGGATCATAAGTGTCAACGTTAGTTGCGCCGTCACCAATGTTGTTCGCTAGTGTTTCGTTAAGTAGTGTGTTGGTTGACCAAGCACTACCTTCTCTCAAAGCCACTTGTGTGTTTTCTAGAATAATAGCAGTTACTGCTCTCTTATGTGGATCGCTAATCCCTTCGAGGTCTGGATGCTCCAGAATAGGCTGCCACTTGGTGTTTAGTTCTTCGTTTAACATTTGGAAGATTCTCCTTAACTAAGAATATTTGATGTAATTATTTATATTATTTGATATTTCTAAAAGTCTTGCTGATAGATTTAGCGTATAGCGCCATCTGAGGATCAACATACTTTGTATCTGATTCCTCATTTACTGGGTCTAATTCGTCTGTCTCTTCAACAATTGCTGATTTGCCGAAATAGTTTTCTTTGATGATTTCGACCTTACGGCTGTAATCATCAAGGTCTACATATTCTAGACCTTCCGTAAGTGAACGCAGCTTTTCAGCCTGTGTGTATGCGAGGCCTTCGGAAAGGGTATCAAATACATCGGACTTCTTAGCTTCATCAAGCTCTTTGGAAACCTCGATATTAGTATCGATTTGTTCGTTGAGGCTCTTTTCAAGCTCTTCGATCTTCTCTGCCATTTCAGCGACCAGATCGACTTCTTCTTCAGGTACATCAATACGATGCTCTGAGAAAAGTTCTTTGAGACCAGCGATGAAGGACTCTGCAATATCGGAACGAATGCCGCTTTCAACTGCAAGCGTATTTTCTTCCATCCACTGTTCTGCAACATAATCTAGATATGCGTCAACCTTCTTAGTGAGGTCTTCTGTTGCTAATTCTGCCTGTTCGTCTAGCTTAGAAGAAAATTCTTCTTCTAGGCGTTCGACTTCGACATTAACTTTCTCTAGAACAACTGTCTCAAAGAGAACAGCAGCTCTTTCTTTAAAATCTTCGGATAGGTCTTCACCACTAAAGATTTCGTTTACTGCTTCGTCCATAGATTTACCAGCCTTTTTCTTTGCAGATGCTTTAATGACCTTTGCTTCGTCATCTTCTTCATCTTCGTCATCTTCGTCATCTTCGTCATTATCTTCCGCATCAGCGGCTTCTTTAGCGGTTGCTTTGTCAGCTTTACGCTTCTTAGCATTAACTGGGGTTGGGTCCATTACTTCGGACTCATCCCCAGCAGATGCTTTCAATTCGTCTAACTGATCAAGTTCTTGATCTGACATGTGTTGTCTCCTTAGAGTTTATTAGTTATTTTCTTTATTTATAAAAATTTTTATTTTGAAATATTATTTAAGAATTTTGCGAATAGTTTGAACTTTTGTTCCTCAAGTTTGCGAGGTGAAAGTTTCTTGGTCTCTGCAACCATCTGTTCGACCACTTGTTCCCGCATCCAGCTACCAGAAGCGATATCATAAATCCATTCTGACCCCTCCATAATACCTTTTACAAAAGCGTCTGGAGCAGATGGATCAGCAACAATATCACCGGCAGTAGCAAGCATGAAATCACCTTGCACTTCCATAATACCTTGTTTGGTTGGCTTAATTGATCCCATACCACGAGACGATACTCCAAGTGTAGCACCTTCATCCATAAGATTTTTTACTACCTTACCCATTGGAGTGTCCATAATCTTTGCTTTACCAACAAAGTTCGAACCCTCTTGATGCAAGTCAGTAATCATATGTGATACTCGTTCAAGGTTGATGGTTGGTCCATCAGGATGTCCGAGTTCACCAAAAGCTCTATTCTTCTCTACGAATTCTTTATTATATCTCTTCACTTCTTTCGCAATAACTTCAGAAGGATAGACACGCCCATTGCGATTCTTGAGGTCGCCTTGCATAAAGACGCCTTCAATGAAGTAGTTTTTAGGCTTACCATCTTCAGCAGCTTCTGTGATGTATTTAACATCATCGTTTACTTCGCAGATTAATTTCATTGCCTTGTCCTAACCGTTTGAAACTGGTGTTCTGTAAACATGGTTACATGCTGCGTTTAGACTAATATGTATTTCTTGATCACCAGCATCACCATCTCTGAGTGATCCAACATCTACCATGACAGTAGCACCGGGACCAACAGTAATCATCTTAGTGACCGCAGTGCTGTTTGCACCAAACTCTACATTCGCAACAACGGTTGTGTTACTATTGTAAATTCTTTGAATTCTACTATCAGTAATTTCAGCATGAGTCGTTGTTACTGCTACTGTGTTTGCTACAATTTTGATTGCTGCCATTGCTCTCTCCCTTACATTGCTTGGTTGGCGAATGCAAGGATTTCACCATATGTTTTTTTATCTTGCATCATTTTTTTAATCATCGTCTTTGCATTTGCTGGGTTCAGCGAATTGTATAGACCATTCAGAGCAGAAGCATCATCCTTTGAGATTTTTACCATGCTGCCATCATCAAGTTTAACGTTGACAGGGTTAATCTTGAACGCTTCATCAAGGTCAACTTCTTCCATAACCTTTACTGTAGCTTTAGGAAGAGGTTTAATGCTCTTGTTGATTTTCATCTGAGTCATAGCTTTTTGAATTGCCATTTTTTCACTAGCAGCGGTTACTGTTGCTCTACCACCATCAATATCGACTTGATAAGTTTTTGGCTTCTCTTTTCTATTCATAATATCATCAAATTTTATTTTAGGGGCTTTTTCATCAATATCAGCTTTCTGATAGCCCAACTTCAACAATTTTTCTCTAAATGTTTTATAACGAGCATCAGTTGTTAAGGCCCTTTCTTCCTTCATCATCTTATTAATCTCAGCACCCTTCATATTGTGCTTCGTAATAAGTTTTGTAACTGCGCTTTGAGTCACAAAAGGAATGTCTGCTTTGACTAACTTCATAAGCATTGCTTTATCGTCAGCAAACTTATCCATAATAGCAGATAGCTTCTTAGCGTTATCTAAACTAATTTTCTTATCACGCAGTGGCTCATATGCTTTTTTGAGTTGAGCAATACCCGCTGCGCTTTCATCCAGTTCTTCATCTGGACCATAGCCCTTTGGTGTAACATCTTTAACGTTAGATTTCTTTTTAGAAGGAACTTGCATTCTCTTCATAGAATCTTTTCCTAACCGCTTCTTCACTTCTGGTGTGAAATCTCCATCTTTTCCAATATACTTGGCAAGATGTGGAGGTAGGGCTTCATCAAGTTCGACTTCTTCAATTACATTTTTGGGAAATGATTTTTCAATATACTTTACTACATCTTGAGTAGACTTACTATCCATTTTTGCAACAATCTTGAACTTATTGCCAGATTTAGATGCAATTGTTTGACCACCCATTCCAGTTTTCTCTAACTTCTTTCCATCAGTTGATAACATTTTACCATCCATAGACTTACCATCATAGAACGCATCTACAACCTTTTTATCTTTTGGATTTAATGCTTCGTCAAGTTCAAAAGATTCACTCATCGCTTGCTTTGTAGCAGTAGCATACATTACAGCCTTCCAGCTTTCGCCATAGCGAGACTGTAGCTTCTCTTTATCCTTCTTCATAGCCATAACGATTTCTTCCCGCTTCTTCTCTTGATCGGGAGTCATCTCTTCGTTTCGCCTAGCCTGCGCCTTCTGAAGGCGCTTTCTCGCCATTTCTCTATTATCTGTCCCACTTCGGGCGTCTCTTTTTATACCTGATTTAGCTTTCCGTATGTCTATCTTACTTTTTCTGATAGTATTTTTATCATCTCTCTTTTTCTGAAGTGCGGTAGCTTTCTTTTTAAGCCTGTCGGCTCTGCCAGAAGTAGTAACTCTACCTTTAATAGCGCCACCTACCTTTTTGACACCTTTTTTGATAAGCCCAGCAATAAGTTCATCTAATTGCTCTTCAGTAAGTTCGTGAAAATTCAAACCCTCATCTAATGCATATTGCATCAGATCGTTCAAATCATCCTGCTCTAGCTGCTCTAGTTCCTCATAAACAGCAGCGTCTTTACCTTCTTCACTATCAGCAATACGCTTCTTCTTTGCAGGAGACTTCTTTGTACCCTTATTGATTTCAGCGTCATTTAGTGGATAATCGATGGTATCAGCAACGTGTTTGTCTTTAAAACGTTTCTCGCCAGCAGCTTTTGGCTGTAGCACTTCTTGTAAATCTTTAAAGGATAGCATTTGTGGTTTCCTTATAATTTGGTTTTTTATTCTTATGCGCTATCAATTTCTGGCTCATCGTCGAGGTCAACATCTAAATCAAAGTCTTCCTCTTCGGCACCATTCATCATCTGCTGTGCAATAACTTCTCTTCTAGCATCGATTGCAGCACCAAGTTTATCCTGCATTATATCTTGAAACGCATTTTTAAAATCATTTGGTTGATTTTCGTGAGCATGTTTCAATAAATCTACTACGCTATGTTCTACCATCATATCAACTCCATATATTTATAATCATTAAGATTGTTCAGGTTCTTGTTCGTCCGCTTCATTATCATCCATTTCATCGTCAAACTCGTCGCCGTTCTCTTCACCCTCTTCTTCAATCTGTTCATCAATTTCTTTCATTTCGTCTTCTGACTGCTGAAGAACGTTCGTGCGAACCCACTTTTCAGAGTAATACTTGCCAGTGTATTCATCAATCTCAGCAACAATCTGTAGACGATTCTGTAAAACTTCCGCTTGCTTTAATTCTTCAAAGTGGTTATCATGCATAAAGTCGTAGCGAATGCCTGCTTTGATATTAGCCCAATCTTCTGGTGCAATCACACCCTTTAAAATCAATTGCTTCTCAAGAACCTTGTTGAATAGCATAGAGAAGCGATTACGAAGACGATTAATAAACTTAGAAAATTTAACTTCATCTCTTGTAATTTCAGAAGCTCTGCCGAGAGAGAAGCCATTTTCTGTATCGAGTCTTGAAATGGGAACATTAAGCGATTGATATACCTTCTTTTGAAAATATAAAATATCATCCATCTCACCAAGATTTTGACCACCTGGAAGTGTAGTGATTTCTGTTCCTCTACCACCTTCTCTTCTTGGAAGCCAAAAATCTTCTAGCATTGTCATAAATTTACGGTCATCACGAACTTCACCAGTAGATGCATCATAAACAAGCCTGTTCTTGTGCTTTGCCATCATGTCTCTTAGATATTGCTCTGCTTTCATCTTAGGCAGATTGCCAACATCAATATAGAAAATACGACGCTCTGGCGCACGAGAGATGCGATAGATAACAGCAGCATCTTCAAGCATTCTCAACTGATTCATAGGCTTGATTGCCTTATGTAGATGAGAAAGAACGAGAGAATTGTTTTCGTTTAGAATACCAGACGTTGTATGAACAATTGAGTCTATTGCAATCTTGATACCTTTTGTACCATCCATTCCACCAGCAGAGCCTACCGAAGCAGCACTTGCAGTGTTGAATCCCTTTTCATTGTAAACGTAATATTCATTCTTTACTTTTTGAAGTGAAATTTCACCTTCACGCTTCTGTTCAACTTCTTTTATCTTACGAATCTTTCTTGGGTCGATAAAACGAAGTTCTTTGATACCCTCACGGACGTTTGTGTCATCAATGATAGCGTGATAGTAAAGTCTACCATCAACATACCACTTCTGAAAAACATCATAACCGATATTGGAAAAATCTAACAAGCGAACAACTTCGTCAAACTCTTCACGAATTCTTTTTCTAATTGAATCTGGTTGATCTACGTCATCAGTAACGCACTCAACGACCTTTCTATCATCAGTCACCACAACTGCTTCATTTACAATATCTTCAACTGCTCTTTGCACTTCGGGCTGTTGTACCATATTGCGATATTTTGTGACAAGCTCTGCTTCATTCTTTGCAGAACCTTCTAGATCGACATATGTGCCATATGTACCACCAGCAGTTACAACTGTAGCGCCGTCGTCATCCACCGGAGGAGCGAACGATTCAATGCTTTCTGCATTTTCTTTTTTTCTCTTAATTTCAAAGCCGAATAGATTTCTTGCCATACTGATATTATACCTCTATAGATTGGAGGGGACTGGATGTACCAGCCCCCATATGAATCTATTTATATTAGGCGGTTGAGTTGCCTGTTACGCCACCAGATACTTCCCAGAAGTCGTATTGGAACGTAACTGTAAATTCTTCAATCGTATCAGTTGTTTCCCAAGCCATTTCAATAGCAGAAACTTCAGTTGGAAACATACCATTGAAAGTATACTCACGAATAGGAACACCAGTCTTTGAGAACTGCGTAATCTGAGCATTAGACTTATATAGTAGAGGTGAAGCAGAACCAAACTCACGGATGTTACCAGCGTGAGAGTTGATTGAGTTTGACCACTGTTCCATTGCGTTACGAATGAGAAAGTCTTCATCGTTGATGATAGTAACTGTCCATTCAGCAAATGTTCTGTCGCCAGCAACTTTAATCTTGCGACCAAAATATGGCACTTCAATCACACCCGTTGTGGATGCTGGTATCTGTGCTGCTTTGACCATGAATGGAACTTTAATGTCACCTGCGCCGTTTGCCGGATTAGAAATTTGTACTTGGAAGAGCGATGCTCTCGCTCCCCCTAGCACTAATTGGCTTCTAATCTCTTGAATGTTGAAAGCCATTTATATTAACTCCTTTGTTTAATACTATTTATCGTTTTTATTAGAACTTACCTACAATTTCTTCAAACTCTACACCAGTTCTAACTGCAACAAAGTTTAACTGAATGAAGTTAATTGACTTAGCAGGCTTAATATAAATGTCACCAATAAACTCGTTGCGATCAATAACTCCGCTTGTATTGTTTGTTGTATCACAAACAACTCTGAAGTCATAGATACCACGACGACCCTGTACGTCACGAAGGAATGGCTCAACTAGATTGCGGAACTGTGCCCGTGTAAACTCATCATTGAATTCAAAGAGTGAATACTTAGCAGCAGTCGCAATCGCTTTTTCAAGAACGATAAAGAGACGACGAACGTTGATGCGGTCAAATGCGCTTGGTTTATCAAGTAGTGTTTTGTCACCAAAGAGAAGTGTACCTTGACCAGCTTGTGTAATCACTGGATTTACGCCAGCTTTATAGAGTTGATCACGTTCGCCTTTTTTAGGATTGTATGCTAGTTTGACAACGTTCTTGATGATGCCACGGTTGTAACCAGCAGGTGAATACCACGGGTCACGAGTGTCATCTGTGCGAACGCAAAGACCAGCAATGTCGCCATTGAGTGGAACATAGCGGAACTTATCGTTATATTTGTCATACTGATATTTGTAACCAGAGTCAACAACAGCGTATGATGATGGAGATAGAGCAGCTTCAAATGCTAGAACCTGATCAAGTTCAGCACCGAGTGCTTGCTCAACAACATCACCACGTTCTGGTGAGATGAATACAACGCAATCTTTACGAACTTCAGCGATATTATCGATAAGATAGTTAGCGATAACTGTGTTTGCTTTACCAGCAAGAACAAGAGAGATATCAATCTCTTCTGCATTTTGATAGAGGTCGATACCTCTAGCAAGTCTTGATAGAGCAATCGTTGATTCGGTGCCGTTTGTGCCTTCGGAACCATTTGAAAATGATGTATAGTTGGCACCATCAGCAAGTGAAGCGGCAGTTGTCCAAATGTAGTTTGAACGCTCGTTGATCACATCTTTGTAGAAAATAGAATTACCTTGATCATCTAAGTCACCATCTGTTCTACTAACATCAGCATAGACTTCGAGGATTGTGTTTGCTGTACCAGAAATACCACCATCTTCGTCAACAACGACGATATGGGAGTTGGCGGTGCCAGGCGCAGCATCAACATTCAGATAATGTGCCCACTTACGAGTTGCTGCTGTAGGCGAAGTGTCTGATAGACGATATGCTGGAGCAAAAGTGATAACACCAGCATCATCATCATCAAGTGCTGTTGATACAACGGTTAAATCTTGAAATCCAATAGAGGAGTTACCAACACGAAGAACGTCACCGGCAGCTAGATTTGTAGTGCCGTTTGAACCACCAACAGCGGTATTTAACTGCGTATTAGCGCATCCAACTGTAGTAGCGCCTGTAGCGATACCTGTTGCAAGCGTAATATCTTCGGAAAAATCAGCAGCATCAAAACATACTGAGATTTTTAGATTGTTACCCCATGTGCCCGCTGATTGAGCGACGAACTCGCCTTGACCAGAAAGTGCTTCTGATTCTGTGCGTGTTTCGATAAGAAGTGTCGTGTTACCAGAAGCAGAAGCAGTTACAGCATCTGCGGCT